GTTAAAGTAAAAAAAGAAACTAAAGAATTAAAGATCTCAAAAGAAACAAAAAATGAGGCAGATAAAAATTAATTCAACTACTGGATCTGAAATTGTAAGTACTTCAGAATTTAAAGATTATGCTAGAATTTCTAACAGTGCTGATGATACTCTAATTGGTATAATTATTAAACAAGCTAGAATTTGGTGTGAAAATTATATTTCTAGGGATATTGTAGCTAAAAATAGAACGTATTATTTAGATAAAACAAATGGAATTTTTGATATTCCTTTTGGACCAATAGCAAGTATATCATCAGTTACAGTTGATGGTACAGCAGTTACCGATTATACAATGGAGGGGTTAGATAATGAAACAATTGATCTAGATGGACCAGCAGAAAAAGTTAAAGTTACTTATATTACATCAGGTCTAGATGATGAATTGCTTCAACAAGCTGTAAAACAATTTGCAGTTACACTTTATGATAATAGACATGATTACGTTGAGGGTAAATCTGGAGATATGGTACCAACAGAAACAAAAGTTATTTTAAACTCTTATAAAAATATGTTTGTTTAATGAACCCAGGCAAGTTAAGAGATCGTATTACATTTAGTTATCTAATAAAAAATTCAGATGGTTATGGAGGGTTCACTGCTAGTGCTGGTGGTGATATGGAAACATTATGGGGGTATGTCGAGTATAAAAAAGGAGAGTATATTAGTGCGAATGGAAAAAGATCAAAAAAGAAAGAGGTCGAAGTCATTATAAGAAAAAAAGATTATGAAGCTTTACAAATACCAGCAGGATATTCTGGCAATGTTGATTTAGAAAATAATGATATTACTTTCACAATTGTAGATGGTTTATATAATTTTAATTATAAAGTAAATGATTTATATGAATCAGATTATAATGAATATATAACTATAAAAGGCACATATCAATAATGAAAGCTAGTATTAGAGGTGATGTAAATGATCTTAAAAATTTTAAAAGAAAAATGTTGAGATTACGAAATTTTGGAACAAAAGATTTTATTAGAGTTGCTCAAGATACAGCTGCAATAGCAGTTAGATATGCTAAAGGTAGAGTACCAGTAAAAACAGGAGCTTTAAAAAATTCTATTCATGCTGAAAAAGAGGGCAATAGTGTTTTTATTGAAGCAGAGATGGATTATGCTGCTTATGTAGAATTTGGATCTGTGGCTAAAAATAGAGCACCAAAGCCATATTTTTATAATAGTATAAGAGATGCTATAAAAGATATTGAATATAAAATGAACAAAAAATTTATTATTATATCTAAAACATGAATGAAGCTATACATCATATAAGAAAAAAAATATATAATCTACTTAATAGTGGTGTAACTTTAAGAAGTTCTGATGTACCTGTATATAATAGAGTGCCTACAAATTCTGCTTATCCTTATATTAGGATTTATTCAGTCAGCACAAATGAAGTAGATCAAAATGCTAGTAATTATAATTTGGAATGTATTACAAGAATAGAATGCGTTACTAGATTTAGAGGGGATCAGGGTGGTGATCTGGATGCAAATTTATTAGTAAATAGTTGCTTATCTTTGCTAAGAACTAGATCGGCTGGTTATTTTGATTTAACCTCTGATGGATTTAAGGTTTATACCTCAACAGTTGAAAGTGTAAACTATGTCCAAGAAGATGAAGATGATCATACTTATTTTATCGGAATAATAGAATTGTCAAATAGAGTTGAACAAAATTAATTATAAATAAATGGCACAGAAAATCAGCGAAGAAACGGAGGTCAAACTTGATTTAAAAACATTAGGAATTATTGTAGGGGGAGCAGTTTCTTTAGCTGCTATGTACTTCACTTTAAATTCTGAGATTGAATTAGCAAAGGAATTACCTAAACCAGAATTAAGTAGAACAGAATTTGATTTAAAAGATGAGTTGGTGCGAAGCTCAATTATTTCTATCGAGGAAAAAGTAAATAGCAACTCTGAAAAATTAGATAAAATAGATGAAAAATTATATGAAATCATACAAAAATGAGAAACTTAATTGTCCTAATTGTATTGTTTGTGTCTGCAGTAAGTAGTTCACAAGAATATACAATTCTACATATCAATAGTTCATGGAATTCTAAAAATGATTATAAAGATTTATATAAAATAAAAGGTGCTAAGATTGTAAAGGCACTTTTAGAAGATCAAAATACTTCAATTAAAAATCAAATAAAATCAGTTCCAGCGATATTTGTATACAAAGACAATAGTTTAATTGGGAGATATGATGGAGGTATTTCTTTAAAAATATTGACACCATATTATGAGATTCAGGATTTGATAAATTCATCTAAAATAAATTATAGGAGACAATCAACTGAATGAGAAAAATAAATAAATTAATAGTGCATTGTACTGCAACTCCTGAGTTTAAAGATTTTGATGTTGAGGATGTCAGAGGATGGCATGTAAAGGGGAATGGATGGTCAGATATCGGATATCATTATTTAATTAAGTTAGATGGTACAGTACAAGAGGGAAGACCTATAAATAAGATCGGTGCTCATGTTGGAGGACATAATAGAGATAGTATTGGTGTTGCTTATGTAGGTGGTATGGATAAAAACATGGAAGAATGGATTGATACAAGAACAGATCAACAAAAGGATTCTTTATTTAATTTATTAATGGATCTTAAATTTGGTTTTCCTGATGCTATTGTTTATGGTCATAATGATTTTACTAATAAAAAAGTATGCCCATGTTTTAATGCTAAAGAAGAATATAAAGAAATTAGTGCATGGATATCGGAGTAGCATTACAACCTAATGGATTAATTTTAGGATTAGAATATTATCCTATTGATGTTGAAAATGATTATTCTGAATTAAATATATATTTATTATTTTTTGTTATACATTTTAGAGTTTATAATTAATGAGCAAAAAAAAGTTTAAAGAAACAACAGTCGGAAAATTATTATTTGGTGCAGCTAGTGTAGTTTCACCACAATTAGGTGCTGTGTTAAATGGTGTTACTTCACCTAAAGAAGCAATCGCAGAGATTACTAAAGCAAAGATCCCAACAGAAGATAAAATTAAATTACAAACATTAATATATGAGCAACAGAATAAAGAGATGGAAGAAATCTCAACTAGATGGAAAGCAGATGCTAATTCTGATTCTTGGCTTTCTAAAAATGTCCGCCCTTTGGTGCTTGTTTGGTGCATCGTTGTATTTTCTTTTGCTGGTATCTTAGATAGTGTTAATGGAATTGATTTTCAAATAAATGCTTTATGGAATGATACTTTTGAAAAAGTCATGATGGCTGTTGTGTTAGCATACTTTGGAGGGCGTACAACTGAAAAAGCAAGTAGTATAATTAAAGGAAAATAATGGAAATTTTAGAACACATGTTAGGAATTTGTGATGATCATTGGCATTTAAATATTTACCATATTATAGGGTTTATAATTATTTGTAAATTTTTATATATTCAATGGCAAAAAAATTAGTTTCTAATTACTTCAAAAAGCATAAAAAAAAGCGACCTGGAGTGCATTCAAAAAATGCCAGTCAAGGTCAAAATGGTTATAAGAAAAAATACAGAGGACAGGGAAAAAGCAACTAAGCTATATTTACTATTTTTGTAGTAAATTAATTTTATGGGTACCACTTTAACTGGCAAAAGAGTACAGAACACTTATGATTCATTATTAAAGTTATCAGACAATGATAATCTAACAGGAACACCTAAAATTGTCGGATCTGGTTTAGGTACTAATTCACCTATTTATTTATCAACTACAAAAGTAGGGATTGGGATGTCACCAACAGTTCAGTTTCAAACAAGTGGGGATGCTCAAATTGGCAATGATCTTGTTGTTGGTGGTGATCTAACAGTTAATGGCACAACAACTTTTATTGATTCCACGATCGTAGAGATTGGCGACAACATGATAGAATTAGCAAAAGACAATTCTGCTAATACTAAGGATATTGGATGGTATGGTACTATAAATGATGGTACAGAAAAATATGTTGGTGTTTTTTATGATGCAAGTAGTGGTACCACAACACCTGAGTTTAAAATAGGTATAGGAACATCTGAACCAAGTTCTACAGCAACATGGACAGTTAAAGGTAAACTTGTTATTGGTGCAATAGATTCTACTGGTGGTACTTTCTCGGGTCAAATAACAATACCAGAAACACCAACAGCAGATGGTCATGCAGCTAGTAAAAAATATGTTGATGATTCTTCAAATGATGCCACACAAACTTTAGCTGAAGTTTTAACAGAGGGAAATACTACAGGAGGAACACATATTGATGTTAGTGCAGGAGACGATATAAATTTAACCGACACAAGTGAGATACATCTAGGAGATAGTGCAGATTTAGTTATTAAACATAATGGAACGCAAGGTGTAATAACAAACAATACAGGAACTTTACAGTTTGTGCAAAACACAGATGACGGAGATATAAAATTCTTTTGTGATGATGGTTCAGGTGGTACAGAAAATTATTTACAGATAGATGGTGGCGAACAAAGGATAAAAGTTTTTAATGATATGCGATTAAACGATAATGTTGAATTGCGTTTAGGTACAGGAAACGACTCTAGAATATATCACGATAGTAGTAATACTATAATTGACAATAACACAGGAGATTTAATTATCAGATGTGATAGTGATGATATAAAAATACTTGCAGAAGATGATATTTTATTAAGAGACAACGATGATAGCACAAATTTTATACACTGTGTCAATGGTGGTGCTGTCAAATTATATCATAATGGAAGTGAAAAGTTTGTAACAACAAGTTCAGGAATTAATGTTACTGGAAATGGAATTTTTTCTGGTGATGTCAAAGCACTTAGATTTGAAATGAACCCTGATTTTGCGGCTAGTAATGAATATCTCATAATATCTAAAATGCAAAACCAAGATGGTGGGATTGTTATGAAATCAAAGCCATCAGGAGGTTCTTCACAAAATGACTGGCAAATTATAAATCATTCTTCAACTGGTGATTTAAGATTCTATGCTTATGGTTTAGCTGGATTTGCTTTAACGTTAGACAGAGAAAACGGCAATGCAACTTTTGTAGGTAGTGTATCAATGAATGATTTAAAAATATTTGATAGTAATGGAAGTTCTACAAATAGATTAAAAGCAAGTTATAATGGAACAAGTGGTGTTGCGATATTTGGTGCTGATTCGAGTGGTGGGAACACAGAATTACAAATAGGTACATCAAATTCTGGATCATATACAACTGCAATAACAATAAACTCATCACAAAACACAACTTTTTCTGGTACAATACAAGCTGCAGATGGTAGTGCAGGAAATCCAAGTATTACATTTAGTGGAGATACAGATACAGGTATTTATAGAACATCGACAAATGCTATAAATTTTGGAACAAATGGCTCTGAGAGGATGAGGATAACAAACACAGGTTTAGGAATCGGTACTAATTCGCCCTCTGTAAAATTAGATGTAAGATTATCTAGCACAACAGGTAAAGTTGCAGAATTTCATAATAGCGTAGGGTATGGCATTGGATTTAGTGTAGAAAGTGATGGTGGTGTTAACACTATAAATTCTGAAAGCAACCAAGCATTAGCATTTGCAACAAATGGAGCATCAAATGAAAGATTGCGTATAGATAGTTCAGGAAACGTAGGTATAGGTGGAACACCAAATATGAAATTAAACATACATCACGCTGACCAAGATGGTTTAAGATTTAACTGTGCTGATGGTTTAGAAACTTTTATTGATTTTGGAGATGCAAGTGATAATGATATAGGTAGAATTAGCTACGACCACGCTGATAACCATATGGCTTTTAGAACCAACAACGCAGAAAGAATGCGTATAACATCTGGCGGCAGCGTAGGAATTGGTACAACAAACCCATCACAAAATTTACACGTGGTTGGTAGTATATATGCTTCTGGAGTTGGTTCAACATTATTATTTGACACAACTGGTGCCTTAGGTAGTAATGGAATAAAAACTATTAATGATTATGAAACTTTAATTTTTAATGGTAGAGGTGCAGCAGGTTTTGCAGTAATTGGTAATTCAAATATTAGATTAGGTTTTGGAACTAATTATACCAATGCTGAAACTGATTTGTATATTGATACATCTGGTCGAGTAGGAATTGGAACTGCATCACCTAATGAAAAATTGCACGTTGCAGGTAATATTCACGCCTACGACACTTCGGCAGACAGAGCATTATTTGCAAGTAATGCTTCTGGTAGTACAACTATTGCAATAAGATCAAATGGAATAACTCATTTCAATGGTGGCAACGTAGGAATTGGAACTGCATCGCCTGTTGCAACCTACGATAAAGTTTTGCATGTTAAAGGAACAAATCCAACTATAAGAATAGAAACAGATAATAGTTCAGGTTGGGCATATCATCAATTTGTATCGCCTGAAAGCACTTGGTCAGTTGGTATTGATGCAGCAGAAATTATGACTTGGGCAAATCACACAACTCTTGGCTCAGGTCATACAAAAATGGTATTAACAAAAGATGGTCATTTAGGAATTGGAACAAATTCGCCTACTAATATTTTACATACATCAACGTCCTCAAACGCTGTTGCAAGGTTTGAATCAACAGATGGAGTTGCTTATATAAGAATTAATGATACAAGCGATTCCTTGTATATTAGTACGGAAAGTCAAATAGGTTCTATTGGAGGTAATACAGGTGCTAATAATGGTAATTTAAATATAAATTTAACAAATGGATTTGTAGGCATCGGCGGAACCACTTCGCCTGACTCTAAACTACAAATCATGAACAATGATGGCAGTTCTTATAGGTTTGGGTATGGTGGCTCTTCAGATGTTTATTTTGATGCAGATAATATATACATTAGAACTGATAATGGGGGTGCAAATACAGCAACTTTTACTACCACAGGTCTTGGTATCGGAACTACTTCGCCTAGTGATGCACTTGAAATATATGGTGCAACGAAAGGAATTATAATAAATAATACTGCCGAAACAGATGCTGGTATTATGTTTAGGGATAGTGCTGACCCTGGACAACAAGCATCTATTAAATATGGTAGTGGTGATAATGATTTAAATTTCTTTAATGGTGATAGTACAACAATTAGATTTAGAATTGACAATACAGGTGATGCACACTTGGCTAAGTATCTAAGACATCAAGGAGATACTAATTCATATTTAGGTTGGTCAGGTGGAGATGACTTTAGGATAGTTACTGGAGGTAGAGAGTTAGTAAGATTAGATGAGGGAACTGACCCTGACATTGCTAAGTTTATGACTGATGAATTTAGGATGTATTCAAATGGTGATTTTCATGCTGATGGTGATGTGATTGCTTATTCTACGACAACAAGTTCTGATAAGAGATTTAAGAAAGATATAAAGCCAATTGAAAATGCTTTAGATATTGTTAAAAAATTACAAGGAGTTCATTTTAATTGGAAAGAAAATGATGAAAAATCAATAGGTTATATTGCTCAAGATGTAGAAAAAGTATTACCAGAAATGGTCAAAGAAAAAAATCATTTTGATAAAGGTGAATTTAAAACAGTAAACTATGCTGCAATGGTATCTATAATGAGTGAAGCAATAAAAGAGTTAAATGCTAAAGTTGAAGCATTAGAAAATAAGTGTAATTGTAATTGTAAATAATTATGGCAGTACCTGAAGCAACTAACCAATTAAATATGCTAAAATTAGCAAGAGAAAGAAGATTTTCTAATTATGATGGTTCACAAACTATTACACCACCTATTCATTTAAGTGATTTATCAAGATTAACTGGTGGTAATTCAAGTGGTAGTGGTGAAAGTTATTTAGCTGTCAATATGTTAAATTCTGTAAATAACCGACCAGATGGAAATGACCCACAAAGCATGGGGGAGTTTTTTGGTTATAATCAACTTTTATCAAGAACACCATTTCAATTTATTTATGATTCATCTAGTAGTAGTGATGCTTGTGCATTTGGATTACCTAATGGAACTGAGTATCATCACACTGATGGTGACAATTTATTTCCAAGTGCATTAGATGGCACTTTTAGTGCTTATACAACTGCAACTGGTTTTGTGCCAGTAAGTGCTGGATATTATCAAATATTTGATTCTGATGGAATACCAATTGACAAATATATTCAGGTCGGTTCTGGTGGTTCAATTATAGGGGGTGGTAATTGTTAAAATAATTATCTAAATTTGTAATAATTATGGCAAATACTTTTACCTACGACATCATACAATATAGTGTTCATAATCAATTAGATAATAATGAGAATGTTATATATGATATCTTATTTTCGATACATGGTGTTAATGATGATGACCCCACTAAAGAAGAAAAAATACATCATACCATATCTTTAGGGGCACCAGATGAAAATTTTATACCAGTTGATGACTTAACAAAAGAAATTGTTGTTGGCTGGATTCAAGCAGATCAGATGGATGAGGTAATAAAAACAGAAATAAATAACAGGATTGATGCAAAAATAAATCCTACAACATCAAAAATAAACCCAAATTTTTAATTAATATAATATGGCAAAATTAGAAGAGAAAGAATTAAAAGATCTAAAACAATCATTAGCTAAACCTCAGCAAATTGCTCAAGAAATTGGAATGAGAGTAATTGCATATAATTCAATTAATGAGCTTGTCGATCAATGGAAAGATGCTCAAAAAGAGCAGTCAGATAAGATCAAAGAAATTGAAGAAAAGCATGGTAAAGGTTCACTAAATATTGACACAGGGGAAATCACACCAATAGAGGAATAAAATGGCAATAATTAACTCATCTAGTTTTCTACTATTTAGAGATGAGGATGCTATTGGTCATTCAACAGATGTTACAGTAAAATTAAGAGTAGATCTACCAGATGCTACAACTAAAGACAGTTATGGTTGGAAAGAGGTTATTGCTTGTGCAAGAGGTGGTGAGGTCAATGTAAAAGGTTTAACTGCTTATAATGATACTTTAAATTTTAAAGAATTTGCAGATGATCTTATATTAAGAAGAAAACAAGTTTTTTATTTAAAGCAACAGAATAATACTGATTTCATTATTAGAGGTGAGGGTTATATTTCAAGTGTAGATGAAACAGCTAAATTTGAAGAAGCTACAACCTTTGATGTTGAGATTCAATTAACTGGATTATTTACTGCTGGAGATTCTAGGACATGGGAAAATATATTTGATCATTGGGAAGACATAGCAACAAATTGGGAAAATACATAATAGAATTAATTTGTATATTTACAAAAAATTTAAAATCATAATAAATGGCTACAACTGGTGTATTTAACGGAACTAATTTAATTTTAAAGTTTCACTCAACTGATGGATCTGAAGCTGCAATTGGACATTCAACTTCAGCAACTCTAAGTTTATCTGCTGATCTTCCTGATGCAACGACTAAGGATTCAAGTGGATATAATGAGGTAATTGCTGGGACGAGAACTGGTGAGATTTCATTTGAGGGATTAGTTGCTTATGATGATGCAAATAATGCGATTGAAGCAGCAGATTATTTACTAGCTAGAACAAAAATCTACTGGGAGTTTGGAACTTCTGAATCAGGTGATGATGTTTATTCTGGCGCTGGATTTCTTAATGCAGTAGAAATGTCTGCTGAGATGGAAAACCCTGTAAGTTATTCTGGCTCAATCACAGTTACTGGATCTATAAGCAAAGCAGCTAACTAAAATTAGTTAAGAGATAAATTAATCAGGCACTTTGTTTAACTTAGTGCCTTTAAATTTATATATAATGGCAAACAAAAAAAGAGGTTACTATACTATTAAGTTAGGTGGTAAAAATCGTGTCATGCACTTCAGCATGAATTTCTGGTCAAATTTTACTGAAATTTTAGAAATTCCTTTAGATCAGATTGCATCTGTATTTGAGAAAGGAGTTTCTATTAAAATGATTAGAACATTAATTTATTCTGCATTATTAGCAAATGATCAAGAACAAGCAAATGAAATAGATTATAATGAGTTTACAGTTGGAATGTGGCTTGAAGATTTTGATCCTGATGAGTTAGATTCTATTGTGAAAGCAATGATGGAATCAAGAATTTTAGGGAATGATTTAAATGCAGGTTTATCCAGAAATGTAAAAAAAACTACTAAAAAGGGAAAGTAACAACCCAACTGACTTGGGATGGTTTAATTGATTTTTACATTGGTCAAGTTGGGATTGATCCAGATAAGTTTTGGAGTTATACATGGAAAGAAAATCATTTATTAGGTGAATCATATTTAATTCAACAGAATTTAGAGTGGGAAAGAGCAAGGTTTATATCATCAATGATATATAATACTAACTGCACTAAAAAATCTCAGATGATACCTCCTGATAAATTATTTAGTTTACCACAGGATGTTTATTTAGAAAGAGGGAAACCTAAATCAACCCCAGAACAATTACAGGCATTTAGAGATAAGGTCAATAAAATGAAATTCAAAAAAATAGATTAAATATTTACTATTTTTGTAAAAACTTTCTTTATGGCAGATAATAGATTGCGGTATTATATTACAGGAAATTCAACTGGTTTAAATAAAGCACTTAACTCAGCAAGTTCAAGAGTTAAAGCATTTGGCTCTAAAATGAAATCTGTTGGAGCTTCTTTACAGAAATTTAGTGCAATTGGAGCATTGGCTGGTGGTGCAGCAGTTAAAATGGCAATGGATTTTGATAAAAATATTGCTAAGATTGATGCACTTGTAGGTGTCGGAGGTGAAGCTTTGGGAGAATTATCTGCTGCAGCTAAACAAATGGCTAGAGAAACTGGTCTTTCAAGTGCTAAAACTAGTGAAGCTATGTTTTTTATTACATCTGCAGGTTTAAGGGGTGCTGAAGCTATGCAAGTTTTAGAAGCAGCAGCAAAAGCATCTGCAAGTGGTTTGGGTGAGGTAGCAACTATTGCCGATTTAGCAACATCTGCCATGAATGCTTATGGTTCCGAAACATTATCTGCAACAAAAGCTACTGATATTTTAACAGCAGCAGTTAGAGAGGGTAAATTAGATGCTTCTGCTTTAGCTGGTTCAATGGGATCAGTAATTCCAACAGCTTCTGCTTTAGGTGTTAGTTTTGATGAAGTTGGTGCTGCAATGGCAGCAATGTCAAGAACTGGTACTGATGCAGCTCAAGGATCTACACAGTTAAATGCTATATTAATGGGGTTAACTAAAACTACCCCTGCAGCTCAGGCGGCATTTGCTCAAATGGGTTTAAATGCTAGTGATTTAAGAAAAGAATTAGCAACAGAGGGTGGTTTATTAAGTGTATTAAAACAATTAAAAGTCGGTATTGATGGGAATACAGATGCAGCAGCAGCGATATATCCAAACATTAGAGCATTAAAAGGTGTCTTGGATTTAACTGGTGCAGGTGCTGAAGATGCTGAGGAAATATTTAGAAAGTTAAGAGATACACAACATGCAACAGAAATAGCATTTCAAAAAACATCTCAAACAGCATCCTTTAAGTTAAATAAAGCAATGAATAATG